CTCTCAGTGCCTTCATGTATGCCCACGCAGTCAGTGGTTCCTGCGTAAACTTTGGGGAAATAAAGCGGAACTTCTACACCCCAGAATTCGTTTACTTTGTTCAATCCCTGATTGATTACAACATCGGCCATGGCGTGACTGGCCCAGCTGAAGGGATTATTTCCGCGATCGGGTATAGCTCCCTGTTTTACATAGTGCTCAAGATATGTGTGCATACGAGTGCCACGACCTGCAGCCTCTGTGGTTATCTGCTGTGCTTTCTCATGCCCCACTCTGTTGCGCCATTCTTGCAGGGCTTGTTTGCGTTCTGCTGGTTTGGTAGCATCTAGTATGGTCGTGACACTGGGCAATCGTTCTCCGTCTGGAGTGGCATAACGGCGTTGCCCACTTACGGTTTCGCGGTTAAGTTTCGTGTAGTTAAATTTTGGATTGTACATCAACCGAGTATAACTCGCTGCTTATGTATTGTCAATACATTTGGTCAAAGTTCAGGCTTTTTTGCGGCTCTTTTGGCCATGGCGTCCAGAGTACGCTCTGATTGTTTATCATCCAGTTCTGCGGTGTCTGGACCAATGCCCTTGAATATTACTTGGTCGCCTTTGATATTGGCGATTAGATTACTCAAGGGTGGTTCGTCTAGCATGTCGCGTAATTCTTCGTCATCCAGATTTATTTCCGCATCATGCAATTTATTACGCAGGGCAGCCAAACTATAGGGTTCTTTGGCACCAGTATCTAGTGCTCTGCCTCGTAACTGACTGACTAGTCCTGCGAGGCGAACTCGCAGGCTGTCATCATCTTCAAACTCAAATAAGCGCATTATCTGGTCTCGCGGCCTGCCCCACCCATATCTTCAGGTTCTTCATCAGGCTCAGGCAGTTCAGGTAATTCTGGCAATTCGCCACCTGCATCCATACCAGGTTCAGCACCCATATCAGGAGCACCAGGCATTTCCATGCCCATGTCAGCGGCTGGCGCAGTACCAGTGATGCCATTCAGAGCACCTGTCAGGGCTGTCTTGGCTTGACTCAGGCTGCTTTGCAGTGTGGTCAAGGTTTCGCTCACACTGGTATTGAACTGCTCGCTCTCTTGTACACCAAACTCGTTCTGAATGCCTTCTACCACTGCTGGCAGTTCTTCGGCATTCATCTTGCTCACTTGTTCAATCATCTTTTGCATGCTGTCAATCATGTCCTGAGCAGCCAGAATAACTTGTGACTTCTGAACTTCTTCGTTTTCCAGAACAATCTTGGCCTGTTCACGCAAGTCATTCAAACGATCACTCAGTGCTTGCTCCATCATGACCAACTTTAGATAACTGGAATTCTCATGACTGCGATGCACGCTGCGGCCAGCACGTGATTCTTTCAGCAGACCACGAACACGACCCAGCATACGCTTGGCATTCACCATGTCCAACTTTTCTAGGTTCAGGTCCACGCTGTAGTGTTCTTTCAGAGCACGCTCAACTAGCTTGCTCTTTTTGTTTTCTTGAAGTTCTTGTAAGTTCATTTTCAAATCCTCGTTGTTGGCACGATTTGGCCAGTATAATGTATTTATCTAATTCGCCGCGAAAAATTCTTTGACTGTGACAGTCATGTTGATATTTTACTGCTGCTATTTCATAGCGATCCCAATCACCCTTTTGCTTGTGCTTTTGATGAATATGTTTGTCAACTTCCAGGCTTTCTAGTTTTTTATCCAGATAAATTACACGGTTGGCTTCATAATACTTGTTATAATGATCCAGGGTGCACCAGGTGGCAGCATTCCTCAAACGATTGAATCGTATACAATACTCGTCACGATAACGATAAACATGGTAATCTTCTCCAGTTTTGCCTATGTAGTATTGTTCATACATGACATAATTGCCATTATCTTCATAAACCAAGCTATTTAACAGCCCGGGAATGGCATTTTGGGCTAGATCCTCTAGCTGTTTATAATCAGTTCGTGGCATCTATGACCTCAAAAATTATGTTTCTCAGTTCAGGGGTCACGTCAAGTGTGTTTGCCACACTACGCCATTCATCTAGGTCTTTGATCATGGGTACATTTTGGCAATCAGACAGTAGTGCAGCCAATTCTTCTCCATCACGGGAAAAAACTTTAGTGTGTGCCACAGTAAATTCAAACTGCCAGCAGTTCACACCTTTTCTTGCACGATAGGCTGTGCCCCATTCATTGTCTGGCTGAAAACGGGTTTGGGTAACTGTGGTTTCAGTGATGTTTTCAGGCTGACTGCGTAAACTTATGACCTGTAGCACTGTTTCAAAATTGGCTTGTTGTAATCTCTGCTTTTGAAATGCTGGGTCAACATTTGATTCAAGTAGACCCCTGCGATTACTAACATGTGTCTGTGTGATATCAAATAATGTTCGGCATCGTATTTTCATAGTGCCAGTATTTAAGCCAATAAAAAAGCCCGGTTATAAAACCGGGCTTGGCGTTTAATAGCGAACCTATTAAGACACTGCTGTGAATGTAGCGCCGTTGGCAACTACAGCACTGCTCAGGTCAACGTTGCTAACTGTGCCCAGGGCACGGATAGCTGTTTGCAGACTTGCAGCAGTTTGACCAGCTGTGGGATAGATGGCCAGAGCGATAGTGCCGTTAGCACCAGCGTCTGTGTACTCGTACATGTGAACTGTACTCAGTTGAGTAACAGTCTGAATAACTACAGTAGCTGCTGTACCAGCATCACTGCTCACAGGCTCCAGGTTAGCGTCACTTACTGTGAAGAAGTTCAGCTTGGGGCCTTGTGGCTGTACTGTTACGCCACTAGTAATTGCATTAACACCAGTGTTGGTGTATGTTGGAACGTCAAATACGGCTACGCCTTTTAGGTCACCGTTTACTCTTGAAAAACCTGCCATGATATTCTCCTTAATGTTGTGAGGTCATGTACCTCTATTCTTATTTATCCCTGGCGGCCAAAAAGATAATATACGACTATTTATATTATTCTTCGGATTTTTTCAGGCTACGACTGAATTTGCCCTGATCGCGGTTTTTGATAGCGACCAACAATTTCTTTTCTAAAACAGCAGCTTGTTCGGGTGTGAAGTTACGTTCAATTACTTCCATTAAATGGATAGCACTGGCAATCACATTGTTAGCCCGTGACTCAATTATGTGCTTGGTGTCTCGTTTTTCACCAATTTCATTGAGTTCTTCAAGTAGGCTGCGTGTTTGTCGTTTCATAATATAGTATTTATCACTTTTTGGTTTAGAGCATCACTTTTGACCCAGTTTATTCAATAAACTGTTCAATTTTGTTGCCCGAACATCTGCTACAACTTTGCCACTGGGTTCGCCGCCGCTGATTTCACCAGTGTTGGGATTGATCTTTACCCCAGAGTCAGCAGCCTTTACAGTGCTTTGTGTCTTGATTTTGCTCAAAATATTGTTTGCACTTTCACTGGCTTGAGCCATGCCTGTACTATCCCCATTGTCATAGATACGCAGTGTTTCTTGATTAAAAGCTAGGTCAACCTTTTGACCCACTCCGCTACTACTACGAGTTTTCATCAATTGAATCTGATACTGTCCACGCTCTTTCATGGCTCGGCTAGTGAAAATACCGAACACATTGTCTGCGGTGTTGATCTTACTGATGCCGCCTGAAATGTGACTGTGATCAAACTCAATTTCTTCTACTGCACTACGATTCAACTGACTAGCAGTGACCAGAAGCGTGTTCAGTTCTTTGGCCAGGTTACGCAATTCTTCACTCACATACTTGTCTTTGACGAACAAGTCACTGGGACTGACTTTGGCACTCACTGGCATTAACAAGTCTAGATAATCAACACACAAGAAGTCTACCTTGACACCAGTTTCAATCTCAAGATTTTTCACATAAGCACGAAGGTCGTTCACTGTACTCTGTGCTGGCAGATACTTGATATGAAACTGACCTGCCTTCTTGGCAATCATCTTGACTTTCATTTCCACATCGTCCAAATTCTTGAACACATCACGTGTGCCAGTGTCAGTCATCATACTGTCCATGCGCCAGGCACACAGTTCTTCACTGAGTTCCAGACTGATATATACGCCGTTCAGGCCAGCCAGTGCCCAGTTCACGCTCAAGTTCTGCATGAACAAACTCTTGCCCGAGCCTGAACCACCAGCAAAGATTTGCAGTTCACCGCGATTGAAGCCACCATACAGTTTGGCATCCAGACAGGCCCAGCCAGTGCTGATTTGACCATTATTGTTCTTGATGGCCATGAGACGGGCGCGTGGATCAGCAAAGTAGTTTGTGCCCATGTCTTTCTGTAAGCTGATCTGCACTGCATCCTTGATCAACTTTTCTACAGGATCAAAGTTGCCCTTTTCCAGATGATCGGCTGCTTTCAGAATGGCTCGTTCAAGTTCCTGGCGCTTGGTAAATCCTTCAAACTCATCCAAGAACCATTCAATATCACTGTCACGCATGCCTGGAATAACATCAATAATGGCACCAGTTGTGGCATTGATCTGTGTGCTAGTGGGCAAGCTGTTGTACTTCTCGCTGTACTCTTTGAGAAATTTTACAGTGGGTCGCAAACCTTTTTCAAAGTTTTCCACATTCATGATGTTGCTCACACGTGTGAACAAACTGTAATCAGTTATCATCATGCGAATGAAAACTTCTTGTATTTCGCGGCTATATTCTGTCATTTAAATCTCTTTCTGGCCATACCTATCTTTATTTTACTTGAGGTGGCACTCTGAAGTATACTTAGTAGAGTGGGTAGGCGTCCATATTTTACAACTGCATCATTAACATCTTTGACTTCATCGCTCCAATTGGGTATGCTTACCTGATAACCCAATTCCAGAGCACGGTCACAAATTTCTAACCCTGCTTCATCATGGTCGGGCACAACTATGATGCGCCGGCGTAGTCTACTCAGTAATCTGGCCTGATCATCACTGATGTTACTGCCCATGTATGCACAGCCACCCACGCTCAATGCATCAAACTGTCCTTCAGTAAGTATACATACGCTCCAGTCTGGATGTTGGGCATCTATATTGAACACATAACCTTTCTGTTGTTCGGATAGGTATTTAGGACGCCTGCTGTCGTAAAATCTGGATGTATTTCCCACAATTCGTCCTTCATAGAAATAAGGCAGAATTATTCTAGGCCGTACTTCATCATCAACAGTAAAAAAGGTGTAGTCATCTACAGTAAATCCACGTGTTGTAAGATAATCTTGATGGAATTTATCTCGCTGGTCATTGGTTATTTTTCTAGCCCCAGTAGGAAGTTTAATGCTGTCAAATGATATTTGATTAGTGGGTTGTTCGCTTTTTATATAATCAAGAACGCTTCTCTGGCTAAAACTTTCAAAACTCATGCGGTCTATTTCTTGACTGTCCAGACCACACCAGGATAACAATTGTTTTAGATTGCGACTGAAATGCTTGCCCAGGGTCATACCACACTTGAACTGGCAGTTGAAGCAGTGATAGTTCCAGTTGGTGTCACCTGTGTATTTGATGCCGGCTCGGCCACGGCGGTCTATGTTGTGCCCACGATTGTGACAACATACTCCATTGAAAGCATACCAACCACTCTGAGTATGCTTTTTCTTACCAGGAATTACAGCCAAAATATCCAACATACGTCAGAGTATACACTAACTATCAGTGAAACGCAAGGCTGTTGGAGTTATCTTGCTAGTATTTCTACCACATCACCACTTAATATATTGGTGTTACCAACTAACACAGGATTAGTCCCCAGATTTACAATTTGCATTCTGACATAGGGATGGTAGCCCAAAACATTGTAACCTTCTGTGCCAGTATATCCGTTTACTGTGAATGTGAGACCAGTGGTTGTACCTGGTGTTGTGGCTATTGTGGGATTACCGTTAGCCAAACTGCTTAACAAAAAGTTGTTCTCTCCATTGCTCTGGCAGATGTAATAGCTTACACCACTACTGTAACCAACTATACTGCCTGATCCAGTATTTGTACCAGTTATAGTCACTGTACTTCCTGCTCGTAACAAGTCAGTATTGGCACAAGTGAAATGACCATCTGTTGTCTGTATCTGAACATTGTTGATGGTGCCACTGTTGCTGTATGACAGAGGACCAATTATAGGATAGGGACTGGCAAAGTTGGGAGTAACGCTGCCTTCTAGTGTGATGTTACCAGTAAATTCTTCAAACTTAGTTTGAACTGTTAATACAGGGAACTCTTTGGTGTTGATTACACTACTGTAGTATGTAATATTTGGTATGTTGGCGTTAGGTACAGGTGGCAAATGAGTGGGTATAGTTATTTCTCTAGCTTGCACAAATGCAGGTAGAACACTATTTACTATATTAATTTTACCACGAGCACCGCCATTAGCATCAACAAATACTGGATAATCAAAATCATTTACTGGTATTTCTAAACTATAATAACAATATTGACTGGGGATGTTTTCAATATCCGCGATGGTCAATTGTAGAGTAGTAATACCCGTTATAGGCAATTTAGGCACTAGTGTTTTTTGCAGTAGTATTTCAGTACCGTCATAATTTAGTATGCGGCAAGTGATTTCTTTACCTGCAATATTCACAGGCTTTTGCTCTTGATTTATAAAAGCAAATTCCAAGAGGTTATCTACACCTCGATGTATTGTTAATTCTTTGGCGTACACTTTTTCATACCTTATAGTTGCGCGGGCATCAGGTTCCAATAAAACTACATACTGCCTTTGGTTGTATAAATAGACTTGGGTTTGTGCTGCCACGGTTCGGATCCTTTACATTGTATTTATGATTAATGATTTTTTCCAAAAATTGACTGAAACGCATCCTTTTATAACGGTACTAAGTTATGCTGGTCAAGAATATGTGGGTGTAATTCAGAACCGTGATGATACAGTGACTACATTCTATGACTATGGCAGCATTGTCAGTCAAGAATTGAGAAAATTATTCCTGGAACTGGGTGATACCTGGTGGTGGGAAAGCAATAGGTTGATTCCCATCAACCTATTTTTGCGCGAAGATTGGGCTGTTTTTAAGCCCTATTTGAGAACATTTAATAACAAAGGCCTGCTTATACTACACGGGCCAGCAACCAGCATGAATGAACTCACCAAAAAACGGGTAAAGCGCCGTAGCATTACTCTGGTGAAACGCATGCCTTAGGGTTTTCTTCCAGTAAATTCATATGCACAACCACAAGATGTGCATAGGCAACAGCATGACTTTGCTTGAAATAATAGCTGCCATCTTCAGGCTTGATCCAGACAGTTTTGGCCACTTCAGCCCAGGGCCGTCCGATCAAGTGGCGCTTGCCCGGTCTGATTACGCTTAGAAACATGGCCAGTCTGGGGATGCTATCAACTGGTTCTGGCATACTCAGCAGGGTTTCATAGTGATTTTTCAAGTGAATTAATTGCTCAAAAAACTCACGATCTTTCAATTTATACCAGTGTGGCTCTCTCATTAATTCAGTAAGATGTTGCTCATCGCGTACCCACTGATAGACCCAGACATTCAGTAAGTCCAGTTTAATATAACCACGATCTTCAGACTCCTGATAATCTATGGCAGAAAAATTATTAACAGGATCGTAAGGAATATCAGTTACATATACCCCAGTATTGTGACGACGAACTTCGTTTTCTTTTCTTATACTGGCTGGCACATATTTGATTTTACTTAGCAATGTTTCACGATCACCAAAGTCAATATCAATATCGCTGGTAAATTTCATACACTATTAACCTGTTTTAACAGAGCCTTGATTTCATTAACCTGCCCAGTCTCTCGCATAAATTTAATTTGCCAGCGTTCAGGATCAATGTAGTCCATGACCAATGCACTCTGGTCCTCATTCAACTTGCTCAAAAATTCACGACCACTATCACTGTTGTATAGCACCCAGGGACTGATGTGACCCACTGTGATCATATGACAAATACGGTTGGGATTGACGAAACGCAATACATCTAGCAAACTAATATTTTCTTGCTCACTTAATGTAAGCATATGATCAATACTACGACGGACTGCCTCCATCCCATCTTCTAAACGCAAGTATTCAATCAAGTATTTGGTATAGTTTCTATCACTATTCCAGTTGTCGATAGGAGTTCTATTTTTAATCAAGTATGTGACATATGCGCTGGGATTTACTGCCCTGATATCTACACAGTATCCACCAAACTTCACGAAGGCACTAAAGTAAGCACTACGCATGAAATCTGTGTATTCTAGGTTGCGTTTGTTGGGATGACAAGTCTGATAGTATTGTTGCCAGGCAGCATGAGCAATACGATTGGCTGGCCTGTCACGGTCCATCCAACGCCGCTTGGGTTCGCACAAATGTTTAAGCAGTGTGTTGTCGCGTTGAAATGTGCGACCACAATGCTCACATCGGCGCTCATCATCCACCACTGTCTTGCTCATATTGTTCGATATCTTGCTGTGTGACAAACTGTGCCAGCACTTCAATGTCTGCCAGTTTCATGCCAGGAAATATTTGCGCCAGTCGTTGTTTGTGATTTTGTTCCTTTGTGAATTCTTCAGCCACTTCTTTGATAGTGCCCTGGTCTGTGCCTGGATATATTTTAGCAAAGTAATCAGCAACGGTTTTAGTGCTGACAGGTTCACGCAAACTTCCTACCTTTTCACTTAGATGTGGAATCCACTGATGAAACTGTTTGCCACGGCCGGGACTACTAGCACATAACATCAACCACTGTAGTTCAGGGTGATGTTGTATGCGTTCGTTGAACATGTATTTGTTGGCATGAATGTCAGTGCTTAACAAATAGTAACCGTCCAGATTTCCCTTGACTGCACTTATCCAGTGTAGCATCATGTAGGGCACAAACTTACGCTGTTGTTCTTCAGTAAGGTTACAGTACCAATCGTAGTTCTTGCGATCCACTGCCTCAATGGCCTGAAACAAGTCAAAGTCTTGATTCTGAAATTTAAATTCTGCACTGACGGCTTTAGAAGGCTTGGGCATAATCTACAATCTCGCAATTGCGGCTGATTTCTTTCACAAAGTATATGCACCTGGGCTTCTCGGCGTCCTCTATGGGCACACACAAGAACTGACCATTACGCAGTCTGGGAGCATACCATGTAACATCATTATATACGTCTATTATTTCAATATCAAGAAAACTGGGCCTGAAACTGCTTAGTGGATTAAACTGATAGGCCTTAAATCCACGATCATTGATACTGGTCAAGGGAACCGTTTCCAGGTCACCAAAGTCAGGCTCACCTATGAGTATCTGCCAGTCCAGTGGCATCTTGATAATCTGATCATCAATTCGCAATACTAATGCTGGGCTGTTGAAACTTTCTAAGAATATCAAGGGTATATAATGATAATCTACATTGTGTGGATTACTGTTATCAAGAATAGCAAAACGCAGGTCGTCTATCTCATCAGGCAATGTTTCCAGATTATAAGGTTGATCTTCAAGGGTCAGTATTTTCATGTTTGTATCTTATCATTTGTATTCTAACTTTTCTAGCTCAAAGGGATAGTTAGCCTCCCGGTAAAATTCTTTACGCTTGGTTAAATGACGTTTGGCAAAACGGCAACTGCTGGTTATGTCCCAGATTTGGACGAAATCCTTGTCCTCCGCCTTTCTAATGCCTCGCCCAATACTCTGTATAACTCGGACAAAGCTCTTTCCGGGTTCCAGAAGTACCAGATTAAAAATCCTTGGAATATTAATACCCACAGCGGCCACACCGTAAGTCGCCACCAAAATCTTGTTAGATGCCGTCGCCACTTCATCGTATTCTTCCTTGCGTTCTTTAAGTTTGGTGCTGCCATTGATAAACACGCTACCTGGCAAACGTTCGACCAGTGCCTGGCCAGCCGCCACACGATCAACCAGGATCAAGGTATTACCTGATTCGGCGACACTTTGTGACAATTGAGCAATCTTGTCTAATCGCTTACTATCCTCAAGCAAGTGCTTTAGCTCACTTTGATAGTTTGTGAACTCGGCATGGTCTTGTAGTTGCACAATATTCACATGGCACTGAGCCAGCACACCCTGATCTTGTAGTTCACTGGCGCTCAAGCGGTTGATACAAGGGCCCAGACTCACAAATAGGGCCTGACTGGCATACTTTTCTTTGGGGATAGTACCAGTTAGTCCCCAACGAATGGGTATTTGGCTCATTACACCAGTAAGCATTTGCTTTAATGCGTCTGCCTTGGCCTGATGTACCTCATCCACAATCACACAAACTACACCCTCAATAAATTCACCAATGGTAACATCGGCCTCACCATTGCGAGTATTCTTTAGCAGGTTATTCAGGCTCTGCCAGGTGCATATGGTGTGAGTGCGACCCATTTCCTTGCGGTCACCAAAATACACACCCACGTCTAAACCCAAATTCACATAGTCTGCTTCGGTCTGTGTGACCAGGCTCTTGTTGGGCACAATAACAATACTGCGACCCATGCTCTCACAACTATAACTCAGGGCGGCAGTGATGATGGTTTTACCAGCACCAGTAGCCACCTCTTGCAAGCATTGTGGGTTACTCAAAAATTGGTTGATGATATTGACTTGATAGTCACGCATCACGATGGGCTGACCTGCGGCTGGATGACCCTTGGGCCAGGTCTTGTGTGAGAATGTGTTTTCATCTACCACATTAAATGTGAATGTGGTTTGATATTCTCGCAGGTCTTCCAGTTCTACATCATACCCACGCTCACTCAGAAAAGGAATAATTTCTTCCAGTAAGTTGATGTAGGTACTACCGCCCAGTTGAAAATAGGACACTTTGCCATTCCAGCGTCCCAGCCTGACCGCAGGCAAATACCTGGCTCCAGGTATTTCGTATTCAAACATTCGGCTTAGGTGTCGCCGTTCTGCCAGTTCAAGACCTTCTATCTTGGCATTTACTTCATCACGTATGATGATCTTACAGGTTCTCATTGTATAAGATTTTACTTATTTAGAAAGCATTTGTCAATATCTATGCAGTAATAAAAAAGCCCGGTGTTACCACCGGGCCAAGGATCATTTCTGATCCACTAAGGAAATACAAGGGAAAAAATCAAGCACTACGCATGCAAGTATTCTGGGTAAGCACTTGCCAGTTCGTGGGACTAATCTTAACCAGATCGGCAATCTTCAAGGCCATGCGGAGCGACACTTCGCGCAGGCGGGCACGGTTCTCCCACATGAAGTCCAGGATCTGGTCGGCCTCGTTACCCTCAAACTCGTAACTGGCAAACAAGCCACCGATCTGGTCCTGGCTTACGTCACGATGCACTTGACGGATGCGGAGCATCTTGTCACGCTCACTGTTGATGGTCAGGTCCAGGTAGTGACAACGGCTCTGAAGTGCCTCCAGATGGTCGGCAATCTTCTTGCTACGCACGTTCTCAAAGTTCAGGTTGGTGATAAAGATCACGCTGCCACGGAACTCAAAACTATCAGGGATGCCCTCACGGCGGAGCAT